GTCTGTACCAATCAAGAAATTACACTCTACTGACACAGTGGCTACAACCGAAGATGGTTTACAGTTACGTGTAAGTAAAGGGTCTAACTTCCTTGAGAACAGTCAGAAAGTGCGTATTGATTTCCGTCCAGCTTATGGCGTTATGAACCCGTTCTTCGCTGGTAAAGGTTTCGGTAACTCTTAACTAGTAGTCTTATCGCAACCCTTCACTGAGGGGTTGCTATTAAGGTTATTAATTGAGGTGACACCATGAACAAGCTTTACAAGAAAGACGGCACAGAAGTAACGGTTAATGACAACTCACTGAAGCACGCCCTATCTATCGGCTGGACAAAAAACAAACCAGCAACAAAGAAACCAATTAAAAAGGCTAACTAATGGAAACGGCAAAAAGCGTTATCAATGACGCATTGCAAGAGATTCTTGTTCAGCAGTCCGAGCAACCTATTGAAGCCGTAGACTTCCAGACATCTAAGCGATACCTAAACCGTATGATGGCAACAACGCCATACAACGGGCTGGGCTATACTGTCGTGGTTAATCCAGATGACCTTGTAACTATCCCAGATGGTGCGCTTGAAGGCGTCATATTCAACCTAGCAAAGCGGTTACTCGCAACTTATGATATGCCATTGACAGCTGAACTAATGCAGTCAGCTCGCGCTGGCTTGCAAGAGATTAGACGCATAGCAGTTACCGTACTTCCAGCGTTCCACCCTTGCACATTACCGATTGGTAGTGGCAATGAGCAGGAAAACACATTTAATACTGACAAGTTCTACCCATGCCCAGATGATGAGCTATTGACAGAGCGCGGCGGTTCCATCCTTTTGGAGAGTAACAGTAATGGCGAGTAAAAAAGAGAGTCAATTATCAACTCAGGTGACCTTCGCACCTGGCGACTTAGTAACAGGCTTACGCGCAAACACTAACGTGAATTTCTCATATGATGGCTTGTTTAATGCCATGAGTGGGTTGACCAACTTAAACCAGATTGGTAACACGTTCGGTGCGCCAGTATTGGAGCAGCCACAAGCTGGCGTTAACAATTTCAGAAACATCGAAAGCGGGTCGGGCATATCCGCCACCATCTCAGCAGAGAATGGAATCAACATCAAGCTGAATGTAACCCAAGACGTTACAGGTACGGCTATCATTGATGATGTAGCCGCTAATGTTCCTGTTCTTAGTTCGTTTGTAGCTGGTCAAGGTATATCGCTCATTAAAGCTGATAATGCCATTACAGTCTCAAACACCATTGACCCTGCAACTGGTTTATCTAATCGTGTTGTTGTGACTCAGGCCAGTGACTTGTCGGGTACACTTGACAGTACAAAAGAGTATTTTATTGACGGCATTATCAACATGGCAGCGCAGCAAATAACAGTACCAGCCGGTGGCCTAAACCTAACAGGGTATAACTTCGACACTTCAAAGTTAACGTCGAGCGTTGTGGGTTACACTATGTTTATCTCGCCAGTTGGTGGGTCAGGCAATATCATCGGCAGGGATTACGCGATTGAAGTGACGGGCGCAACATCGCAAGTTTACAATATAGCAGGTGCAACAGGTTTTGATGCGTTTGAGTTCTCCCGCATTAACTATAACGATTGTGAATCGCTCGGAACAATAACCAACTACAGACAAGGCTTAGAAGTGGGGACTGGCCGGTTCGGTGGTAAGCCACAGCTAACCCTTGCGGGAACTTGGGTGGGCGGCTACTTCATTGATACGTCAATAGTCAGAAATCTTGCTGACGGAGCATACAGCTTGTTTGCTGCAGGAGCAGGCTTCTTAATGAGTTCTAGGTTTAGAATGAATATGAATGTTGACTTACCAGCCAGTGCTTCACTAATTGATTTTGCAGAAGCTAACTTTGTTAACCCTTCAACGCTACAGTTAACCAATGCCATAGTCACAAGGGCTGGCGTTTTTAACGCAGCAGATACTAACTTAACCCCAAATATAGCCCCAAGCGCCTTAGTTTCAGAATGGTCAGGTAATATCGGCGTTTACAATACGTTTGTAGGTGGTCAAGCTAAGGTATCAACAGAAGTATTGACAACAATAACGACTCAAAGCGTATTTGTTGATTTAGCGGGTACGTTTACTGCATCCGATTTGCAACACTTTGACTCGCCAGCGAATGGGCAGCTTAGAAACCTGGGTGTATCCCCAGCGGAGTATAAGGTTAGTAGTCAATTCGTTTTATCGTCAGCGGCTAACGATGAAGTCGAATTAAAAATTGTTATATACAGAGCAGCGACAGCCGCATTTGAAGACGCTGGAGAGATTAGGCGAGTTATAAACAACCTTCAGGGTGGTCGTAGCGTGGCTTATTTTGCGCTTTCAGACAACATAACGCTTAACCAAAACGACTACATTAAATTGCAAGTTGCTAATGACACAAGCACAGCCGATATTACTGCAGAACTGGACAGCTATTTCACAATAGAGGCCAGATAATGCCTAGAGTAACCTTACCACTAGACGGCTTTTATGAGTCTGAAACGTTAGAGATATCAGAGCAGGAATGTATCAACTGGTATCGTCAGGTTAGTCAGAGTCAGGGCGATGTATCACCAGTCTCATTACGGGGCTGTGCGGGAATAACTCAGCGCACAACAACGGGCGAGATACAACAGGTTAACCGTGGTTCACACGTTAAAGCTGGGGTTGCTTACTTTTTAAACGGTGAGACGCTTGTATCAATCACCATTGCGTTTGATGAGGAGGGAGTTGTATCATTTACGCCAGTTGCACTTGGTGCAATACCTGGTGATTCTCGTGTCAGTATGGCGGATAATGGTAAGCAGTTGATGGTGCTTGTTCCAGGTGGCAACGGTTACATTATTGATGAGTCAAGTGGGACACCATTTGTGCAAATAACAGACCCTAGCTTTACCGCTAACGGTGCGCCTCAGCACGTCAGATTCAATAGCTCATTCTTTGTTGTGACTACTGATACTAAGAAGTTTATCCGGTCATCAGCTAACGACGGCACTAATTGGAGCGCGTTAGACGTCTACTCAGCAGAGTCAGACCCCGACATCATCACGGCGATTCATACCAATAATAACCGTGTTTATATTGGCGGTAGTGAAACCATTGAAGAATTTACGTTTAACGGTTCAGTGTACCAGCGCACAGGCTTTTTCATAGATAAAGGCGTGTCAGCACCATTTAGCATGGTAAGCACCAATAACAGCTTTATGTGGATTGGTGCGGGCACTAACGAAAGTCCAGCTATATGGATACTATCAGGCAACCAAGCACAGAAGGCGTCAACCACCACCATTGATAAGATACTACAAGGCTTTTCAGCCTCAGATATCGAGAGTGCGTTTAGTTATGCGTTTGCTCAAAATGGCGCGTATTTTATCGGCTTTTCATTCCCTACGTTAACGCTTGAGTTCAATACCGTTACCGGCAAGTGGAACGAAAGAACCAGTCAGGTGTTGGATGATAAAGGGTTTACACAGACAATCAGATGGCGTGTTAACTCAGTCGCGTTTGTTGATGGGTATCTACTATGCGGCGACTCAAGGGATGGGCGTATCGGTGATATCAGCCCATTCACTTATACAGAGTACGGTAACGGGATATTACGAACGTGTGTGATCCAACCTCTTACCAATCAGGGCAACGCAATCTCAATAAGCGAGCTTGAGCCTACATTTAAAGGTGGTGTGGGTACGCTTGAGATACCTGAGCCGAAAATAAGAATGTCAACATCAAAGACAGGTGAAGGATTTGACGATGAGACTAGCCGATGTATCGGCACAGTTGGTAAGTATAACGCGCGTACAGTTTGGAACAGACTAGGCCGATTCCCAAGAGAGGCACTAATTAGGTTCACCATGTCAGACGGCGTTGAATCTGAATTTATTAAGCTTGAAGCTAGGGTGAAAGGCGGGCAGCGTGGCAACTAAGGTAACTGAAATAAGCCTTGACCGACCCATCGTTGAGCCAGATGGCAGCTTAACAGTGCAGAGTAGGGAGTTTTTTAGTACAATAACACAAAGGTCTTTAATTATCGGAACGGGTAGTCCAGAGGGTGTAGTTCCAGCTTTGCAAGGGTCAGTTTATATGGATGACGCAGGGACAACAGGTGCAATACTCTATATTAAGCGAGATAACGCTGATGGTGCGGGCGATGATTCAAATGGTTGGATTTTAGTTTGATAATACTTGGATTGCCAAGAAGCAGAACCGCATGGCTATCTGTTTTCATGTCACAGTCAAATACACACTTTCACCATGAAGCAATTAATGGCTGTAATAGCATGGATGAATACAGAATAAAGGTTAATGGTTGCGGGGATAGCACCACAGCACTGCCATTTTTGAAAGGTGAGCTGGCAGGGCGCAAGGTTGTAGTAATACGCAAAGATAAAAAAGAGCTGCAGCGGTGTATTGACTGGACAAACTCAGAATTTGGTGGCGATAACGAACAAGCAATTTTGAATCTGGATTTAGAATTATCACTGATTGACGGGCTAACTATAAATCAGTCTGACATAGATAATAGATTAAAAGAGATATGGGCGCATTTAGTTGATGACCATTGGCATGACAAATATCTGGAGATTTCCAAGATGAATATACAAGTACAGAACACAGCAATAGATAGTGCTGCAGCTAAAAACCTCATCAAAGGAGTTTCATTATGCCTTGGATAATAGCTGGTGGTGCATTACTAGGTGCGGCGGTAGGTTCTAATGCAAGCAGTAAGGCATCAAAAGCACAGCAAGCAGGCGCAGATAAAGCAGCGGCAGAAACCAGGCGTGCTGCTGATGAAGCTAGGGCGGACTTATTTAAGTTGTTCCCAGCCTCGCAAGATGCCTTATCGACAGGCTACAAAGGCGCGGCTGATATATTTGGGCAATCTGCCCCACAGCAAGCCGATATCTTCCAGCAAGGCAATGTTGCAGCACAGCGACAGATTGCAGCGGGTATGCCTCAGTTTCAAAACGCTATCTTAGGTGGCCAGGTTGATTATAATCAATTCCAACCAACACAGTTACAACAGCCGGATTTCAGCTTTATGCAAAATCAGCAATTTGAGGCTCCCAACCCGTTTAATCCTAATTACGGCATGACGGACGAAGAAATACAAAACGCCACAGCTCAAAATCCACGTTCACCTTGGGCGGTTAATATTCCACCGGTCGGAACTATTTATAGCCCTCAAAACAATCAGGCTAATATGCTTGGCGGCGGGTTCGGTAGAAAAAATTTAATGAGGTATAGATAATGGCGTTACCAATTAGAAACATCAGAGGCTTTAGGGGTCGCCAGTCAATGATGCAGCAACCTATGCAAGCTGGTATGAACAACGACGCCAGCATGATGCGGCCTACTCTTGGTGGGTTTAAATCGCCGCCGCCAATTCAAAACATGATGCGCCAACCCAGTCAAATGTCATATGGTGCGCAGAATGCTATGGGCGCACTTGGTGGTCAAGAAGGGGCTTGGAGTCAGCGGGTAGGTGAGGGCACTGCAAGCCCAATGCCAGTTTCAGAGGGATACTACGACCAGCTTAATGGTATTAGTCAACAAACACCAGCTAACGCTCAAACAATGATGCCTCAACAACAGCAACCTATGGTACCACAAGACTACAATAGCCAACTTAGCGCACCACAGCAGCAATATGGGTTAGCTGGGTCAGAAGCAGCATTACAGGCTGGGTTACAGGGTTCAATGGGTGCGCAAGCAGCCGGTACAAATGCAGCATTACAGTCATTGCAGGCTGGTAATCAAATAGGCCAGGGTCAATTCGACTTGGGTAGACACGCTCTAATGGGCGGTTATCAACTTGCCAACACTCAATTCGGTCAGGGTCAACAATATCTTAACCAAGCGGGTCAGGGCGCTCAAAACAGGTTCGGTCAGGGTATGGGTATGCTCGGACAAGGTGGGCAGCAAGCTCAAGGCATGTTTAACCAAGGTCAGAATGCTTTAGGTCAAGGCGCTAATACTGCTCAGAATCGCTTTAATCAAGGTTTTGGCACAATAGGGCAAGGCAATCAACAAGCTCAAGGTCAATTTAATCAAGGCCAACAAGCTTTAGGGCAGGCCAGTCAGAATGCTCAGGCTCAGTTTGGTCAAGGTCAACAAGCTCTGGGTCAGGCAAGCCAGAACGCTCAGAACATGATTGGCGCAGGCGTGGGTATGCTTGGCGGCAATTATGGTGCGTCTGCAGCACAGGCGGACACCTTAACGGGCCGCGACATGTTCAACCAAGCGTCACAGGGCGTTAACCAATTCACTGGTGAGGGTTTACGCGCTCAGAACTTGCAAGGCGCTTTAAGCGGTGCCCAGGGTCAAGAGGCATTCAATCAAGCTCTAATCAACAACCCAATGCAAGACCTACTTAATAAAAGAGGTCAAGAAGCATTAGCCAACCAAGCGGCAGCGAGTGGAGGGCTAGGTTCAGGGCAATTCCAAACTGAACTACAGCAACTTGGTCAGGCTCAAGCCAATCAACAAGTGCAGCAACAAATACAAAACTTAGGCGCGTTATCTAATCAAGGATTACAAGCCGCCGGTCAATCTGGTCAATTCTTGAGTCAAGCAGGTCAGCAACAGGGCCAATTGGCGGGTCAAAATGCTCAGATGACAACACAAGCCAGTATTGCAAGCGCTAACAATAGGTTGGGCGCGGCGCAGGGTCAGGCGTCATTAATGGGCCAAGGTGCCTCACTACAGCAAGCACTAGGCTCAAGCCAAGCAAATCTTTACGGTCAGGCGGGCACTGCAGGACAGCAAGCAGCTGGGCAACAAGCAAACCTTTACAGCCAAGCAGGGCAATCTGCACAGCAAGGTACTCAAGCACAGGCGGGAATGCTAGGTCAAGCAGGACAATCTGCACAGCAAGCCGCTCAAGCTCAAGCCAACTTATTTGGTCAAGCAGGGCAATCTGCACAGCAAACAGCGGCTAACCAAGCCAATCTTGCCGGTCAAGCAGGCCAGTCCATGCAGCAGTTAGGTGGTCAGCAGGCTGCATTATCAGGTCAAAGTGGAGCATTAGCTGGAACTATGGCGGGTCAAGCCGCTAATCTTTACGGTCAAGGCGGAGCCTTAGCGGCTAACATGGCGGCCCAAGGGGCTGGGTATCAGCAACAGGGTGGACTATCACAAGCTAACTTAATAGGCGGCACTGCTGGCAATGTTTCACAGGGTAGATTGCAGGCTGGGCGTGACATCGCCGGTAATATCTCATCAAGCACATCTGCATTGGCTAATCTAGCTAATCAGCAGGGCGCTGGAATGGGTGATATGCTTGGCGCTGGAGCTGGCAACATGGCTGGTTTATTACAAGGGTATGGTCAAATGACTGCAGCACAGCAACAGCAACTTGCATCCATGCTGGCCAATATTTCAACAGGTCAAGGGTCGCAGATTTCAAACATCGCTCAAGGTGCGGGTAATGCACAGGCTAACGCAGCCTTGCAAGCAGGCGCAAATCAGCAGCAGTTAATAGGCAACTTAGCTGGCGCTTATGGATATTATCAAGGCAACAACCCAGCCCCAGCCCCAGCCCCAGCCCCAGCAATATCGACGGGCGGTTCTGGTATAAGCAATCAGCAGTTTATTAATTCACAGAATGCGGCTGGTTCTGGGTTTACAGGATTTGGAGGATAACCATAATGGCATTTAACCCACTAGCTAACTTTATACAGGGTCAACAAGCAGGTCAGGCGATGCAGGACAGAAGGAATGAGGCCGACGAAAAGCGGCTTCGAGGTCTTGCCGCACAACTTGGCGAACAATCAGAAGCATACAAAGAATTGATGGTAAAGAATCCAGAAGCAGCCATGAGGTTGAGGCAAACTTTCAGCACTGATGACGGTGGTTTAGACGCGCTTATTGACGATTCTATGTCGTTATTGTTCCATGCTGAATCCGACCCAAGTGGAGCATCTGCAAGAGAGATGCTGCAAAACAGAATACAAAACATACCGAAGTTTGGCGGAAGGAACAGCAAGCAGTCCGAAACTTTATTAAATATCCTAGATACTCAAGGGGTCGATGCACTTAAAGCAAATCTTAGCAATGTACATAAAGTTATGGCTGATATTGGGGGTGGGGGTAAAACTAATACAGTTCAATCATCTAAAATACTTGAAGACGGAACCATAATTCAAGTTAGGAAAGGTGGCGGTAGGCAGGTTATATCCTCATCTGGTGAAATACTTGAAGGCGATGCAGCAAGAGATGCAATCAAGGTTTCAAGCAAACAGTCATTTGAGCGAAAAAAAGAATTAGCCAGATTAACTCAAACAATTAAAAGAGAGCAAGCAAAAGAGAATTTACTGACTACGCAGCAAACCGATATTCAGAGAGGTAACATTCAAAGGTTAGGGGCTTTGTCCAGCACTGCAACAGGTAGAAATTCAGCCATCAAAAAAGCTACTAAATTTAAGCTCGCTCTTGAAAACGGAGAAGTTAGCTCAGGTGCTGGTAGAAAGGCGGCTTCTTTTGTACCTGGCGTGTTTACATCTCAAGGTCAATTTGATGAAGAATTTAACGCATTTGCAGAAGTTGCAGCTAGGCAGCAGCTAAAAGCATCTGGTGAAACTAGGCCTACTGACGCAGATGTTCAAGGTATGAAGCAAGCCATGTTTGGCCTTGGGCGCGACGAGTCTGTCAACGTTCAGTTGCTAACTGACTTTATTAAAGATAACCAGTCTCAAACTCAAGAGTTAGATCAATTGATTGAGGCTAGCAAAAGTGGGAATTTAAGCAGCTTTACATTTACCAATAGCTCAGGTGATGGCGGACAAAGGCTTGAGGACATGACAATTGAACAGCTTGAAGCGTTAAGGTCGAGAGGTGGTCAGTAATGGCTACCAATCAAGAAATTGACGCAGAGATTGCAAGACGTAAAAGAATGGCCGATATTGACGCGATGATTGCTGTTAAGAAGCAGCAACAAGGGCAACAGGTCGCCACAGAACAATCATTCGGTCAGCAGTTTATGGGCGGGTTAAAACAAACCCCAGCCAATATCCTTGGGTCAGCGGAGAATATTGCATCACTGGCGACTGGCGCAATAGCGCAGCCA